GCACTTCCCAATGTTTCATCTGTATTTGCAGTAGTAATAGTTCCAAAATTATATGTCATATCATCAAAACTAACATTGTAAGTTCCTATTACTATACCATCTTGATTTAAAGGAACGTTTATGCTGGCAGAGTCTGACTTATAACTACTAGTAGAACCACTATAATCAGATGTCTGTGTTTGAGTCAATTCCAAATTACCCTCTCGACTTGATGTACTACTATTTGCACCTGCTGTTACAGAAGTTCCTGAAACAGAAAATCCTGCTCCACTACTTATTCTTCCGGAATAACTAGACCAAGTAGACCAGGAACCTACACTTTCATTAGTTAGACTTCCATTAGTATAAGTTAGTGTAATTGGTCGTCTTCTGGAAGTAACTGTTACAGACTTCGTTCCACCACTTTCATCAAAACTCAATGAGGTAGGACTTACGGAAAATTCATACTGATATTCTGTTTTTGTAGTTATATCTACATACTTATCTTGACTTAAACTGGCGGATGCTGATGGTCTTGTTCCGGTAAGATCGGAAGTATAGTCACAGGTAACTGTCAGGGTTCCGCTTCTTCCGGATGTAGTGCTTGTATTGGAAGTTACATTGACAGTGACTGTATCTCCACTTTGTGATCTGGAAAATCCTGCCCCACTAATGGAAGAACTGTAATTATTTCCTATAGTACTCCAAGAACCCCAAGAAGAAGATGTTACCGGTTTGGACCTTTGTTCAACAGTTACAGTAAAACTGTGGGAACCTGCACTGGATGAGAAATTATAAGAGCTTGGAGAAATGGAAATTCTGTAATCATAATCAGCCGGTGCACCATCCTGACTTAATGAGACATAAGCTGTATATCCAGCATTGGAAACTGTAACAGTACCGGTATTTGCACTGAATGTCGTGTTGCTTCCTTTAGGAGTCACTGTATTACCTGAGATAGAGAAATAAGAGCTTCCTGAAGTTATTGATGATTTATAGGATGCAGAATATGAACTTCCATTATTCTGCCAGTTTCCCCAACCTCCCCAGGTACTACCTCCATCATATGAATATCTATATCTTATTTGATCCTGAGCTCTTGACGTTACCGAGAAAGACTTTCCGGATGTACTATCATAATCCCAATTCAATGATGTAGGAGTTGTAGAGATGCTATAGACTGTTCGAGTATCACTTTGACTAAGAACACCTACTTCCTGATTAATTTCAACCCAATCACTAGCTCCTCCATAGGATGCTATAACTCTTGTGCTTCTTTCTGCACCATTATTAACTGATACTGTTAATGTTACAGAAGTTCCAGAACTTGAAGATAGAGAGAATCCAGAAGTATTAGATAAACTCAGTGAAGGAGTTCCAGAATCACTTGCTGAAGATGTTGAACCAGAACTCCAAGTATGTGTACCAGATCTTGATGCACTAGCTCTTACTGTTGTAGTACCACCCTTCCTAGGGAAATTTGTTTTATCGGCACTAACAGAGACATTCCAAGAATTCCAAGACGTATTTTCAATCCTATTTTCTGCTTGACTAACATTAGCGCTACTTGCTGAACTAGATTTACCATTCATCGTGATAGTTAATGAAACAACAGCCACAGTAGTTTGTCCGGATCGGGTTGTACCTTTAGATCCAGTATTAGCCAAACCACTCGAGGAATTTACGGTTGCTGTTCCTGAAGTTCTATTAAATGTTGGAGTTCCGCCGGATGTGAGTGTTGTTGTTTTTCCGGATACCCAATATACCGTTTGTTCATAGGAGTAGCTAGGTGTCGAATTACCTCCAGCGGCTGGAATAACTGTAGGATAACTGAAAGCTGTGATTCTTGGATTGCTATAACCATCCCCACTCGGTTTGATAGAGTCTGCATTTTGTTTATGAGTTGCAGTAGCTGTTTTCTTAGGATCAGAACCAAAAGATTCAGACTGAGTCCATGTTATAGTACCACTTGGTTGTGTTGATCCGGTATTTGCTCCATAACTGATAGTATCATTCGCGGCGGTCCATGTTCCAGAACCTGAATTGGAACTAGTATACCCCACATTTGTCTGTGATCCCTCTACATAGATACGGTTTCCTGCATTACTGTAACTGTATTGTCTCTTATATGAGGTAACTGTAAATTTCTGTGATCCTCCCGCCGCGGATATAGTAGCTGTCATAGGAGTTACAGAGAAAGTATATTCCCAATCAAGACGCTCTATATGGTCCTGGGGAACAAGCTGATCGGTTGCATAGGTATAACCTTTTTTTATATACAAACCAGCTGATTCAATTTGGCTTCTTGTAGGACACATTGTAGTATCTCCAGTGAAAGAGCCTGCCTTTAATGTATTACAGAAAGCCTTTGTTGCTATTAATAAGTCTGCCATAATTAAATTGGTTTAATGATTCAATAAAAAATAAAACAAAGAAAATCTCTATCTTTTTCTTGATAAATTTTTCTTTGTTCAGATATAAGGATTTCCGCCGTTTTCTTCCGCGTTTTGTTATGGTAAATCTAGTTCAGCAAGTAGCGCTAATGTTAGTCAAGCGGAAAACTCCTATTCTGATTCTTGGGGTTCTTGGTCTGTATCTTGTAGTGCTAATCCTACAACAATCAGTGCTTCTGGTGGTACATCAACACTATCAGGTACAGCATCGAGAACAGGTACTAGAACTTGGAGCTCGGGGAGTACGCAGTCTTTAAATTCGGGAAATCAAACTGTAACTAATTTTTCTATTGTATCATCTGTTACTGGATTTTCAATCTCTGGATCTACAGTCACTGCTTCAAGTAACTCATCAACATCCTCTAGAAGTGTTCGAGTTAGAGGTACATATGGTGGTGTAAATTCTAATGAAGTAACTATTACTCAATCTGGTGCAACAACGACTACTACTACGGAGTATGAATTTAGTGTTTCACCTACTTCTCTAAGTTTTACAAAAGATGGTGGTAATCAAACAGTAAGTATAGTTTCTAGATCCAGACCCAAATACACAAATGATATTAACGGTGAGGTTAGTTATGGTAATTGGTCAGCTGTTAGTTATACTGCATCAAGTACAAATTCAGCGTTTTCTTCAACTACCCCTACTGGAACAGGAACAAATAGTGCAAGTGTAAGTGTTGGAGTAAATACTGGAGCAGCTAGAAGTGCTACAATTACCTATACTCAAAGTGGATCGGGAACAAAGAAAACAGTAAGTTGTAGTCAAGCCGTTGGTACTCAAACTAGAACTGTAAGGGATTATTCATTTTCTGCAAATCCAACATCATTAAGTTTTGATGCAAGTGGTGGAACGAAGTCCGTAACAGTTACTTCTCAATATAGAGATGGAACACAATCTTCTACTGATGGGGGGTAATAACTGGTCTTCTACATCTTGGGGTAGTTGGCAAACTGCTAGTTATACAGGTACTGTAGATAATACTGGAGGTGGAGCATTCTCAGGAAGTGGAAATTCTGTAACAGCAGGTGCAAATAGTAGTACATCAAGTCGAAGTGGTAACTTAAGACTTTCTCAAACAAGAAGTGGTATTCAGGAAAATGGTAATTCTTGGCCATCACCCTCCAACATAAACGTTCCTTTAAGTCAAGATGGTATAGTAGTAATAGGAACTTATAATGTTAGTTTTGATGATATGACATATAATTTTGGAACTATTACTACTGCAAATACAGATGAAACATTGGGAAGTGCTTGGTTAGTAGAAGTACAGCAAGGAACATCATTTTATGGATCAATTGAAATTACTAATCTTGATACTACTAATAATACTTACGAATTTTTTATAGATGATTTATCAGTAGGTGAAGTTACATTAGCTCCAAATGAATCTAATACAGAAACTTTTAGTTTTAATAATGCAGTTGGAGATTCTTCAGATCATTATATGAAACTTAAGGAAATTTAATCATTTCTATCAATAATATAAGTATTAGGTAAAAACGATAATCCAAAATCTAAAGAATCTATTATAGTATTTGCTAAAATACTATCATTAATTCCAAAAGTTATAGTACCTTCATCACAAATAATTCCCAATGAATTACTACCGAATTTAAAGACTTTACTATAGACATCAAAAGTACTTTCAAATATAAAACTAGCAGTTTTTTGTCCTGAAGAATAACTAACTTCTATAATATCACATTTATAATTATTCACTATAATATAATTATTAACATTCATTTTAAGATTTGTAACAGTATCAAAAGCTATCCCTACTCCGTTCCAATCAAGGTAGATTTCAACTTCACGATCACTTATCATATATACTGCTACACGTCCAAATTCACCTCCTTCTTGAGAAGTTCCTATAGCATAAATATAATCTGTATTTTTATCCTCTTGTTTTAAAGGAACGTTTATTTCCGATCAATTCCTTATTAATGTATAAAAATAAAATAAAATTAATCATATGAAAATAGGAATTGAAACGTTAATTTCAAAGGTTGGGAAAAGAATTACTAACAAAACCGATATAGGAATTATTTCTGGTTTAGGAATAGATAAAACTACTGGAAAAGAATACGTTATCTTAAGCGTTTGTGGATCATCGAACATGACGAAAGATCAACTTAATGATCTTTGCGATATTAAAATTATTACTGAAAAACTTATTACAGAGACATTCGATTCTAATGGAATTCCAATGTTTTCTTATTGTACAATAGACGAATTCTTTAATTATTGGAATATCGTTAATGATGAAGAAATTAAAAGTTCGATAAATTTAACTTTTAAAGAAGCAAAAGAATTATTTTCCTCAACAATATCTTGGGATATAAAAGAGAAGATCTTAAAAATTTATTCAAGAAGACAACTTGAAGGTCTTCCAGAAAAAATAGAATATCCAAAAGTACCACAAGATTATCCAGCTGAAAAATTTAGAGATAGTGCTAGAGCTTTTAAGGAACTAATTTGGTTAGTTAAAGAATATACCAAAGCATCAGCTCTTCAAGAACCTAACTGGAATGATTACTCACAAAATAAATTTGCTATTGTGAGATGTGGTGAAGCAGTAATGATTTCGAAAGAAAAAACTTTCTTTCCAATAGCCTTTCTCTCTAAAGAAGTTGCTCAAGTATTCTTAGAAGATCATAAAGAGTTATTAGAAGAATATTATATGATTGGAAAATGAAAAAATTATTGATTATCCTAATTTTAATATTAGTTTCCAGTTGTGAAGTAGATCTAGAAGAGTATTCTGGATGGATTATTAAAGAAAAACGTCGAGAACCTTTAGGACTTAATTTTATTATTAGTGATCCAAACAATAATAAAAATTGGAAAATTTTAATAGTTCAAAATTATACATATAAAAAATATAATATTGGAGATACAATAAAATGAAAGAATTAAAAACAGCTTCCCTCTCAGAAATTCCAGAGAGATTAGAAAAATCATTAACTCCGGAAAATGGGTATTCACGAAAAACAAAGAATATCCTAGTAAGATATGCTAGATGGTCGTTAACTTATAATAAGATAATGATGAAGTCTGATACTAAGTATATAAATTTTGAATATAGTGTTGTTGGAGTTTATCCGTATATTTATCTTATCCCAATTATTAAAGTATATAAGTTAGATCGAATAATTGGAAATAACCTAGTTTATTCAGTTATCGATACTATAAAAGATCCGAAAGTTTGTTTTGATATCCCGGCTCTTATAGAATTAGGAGAAAAGCATGGAGTAGAGTTTAGACAATATCGTGGAAAAGGTCCAAATAAAAAACCCATGGCGAGAGTAATGCTAAGAAAATTCACGGATATAGAGAGCTCGTATTTTTACCTTGAAGATTACATTTCAACAGATGATATAATAATTGAAACTTTCGATGGACTTAAGAGCTCAGAACAACGTGATATATTCTTAGAACTAGGAACGCCATGTTTTTATATGACGTTAGATTCTGAAACAAAAGAATGGATTTTTACTCTTAATCCTACTATCGGATCCTTCCCTGAGGATATAAATTTTCAAGGATATCCAGATGATTGGTCAAACGAGGGAATAATTCAAAGATATCAAGAATTTTCCGAAGATCTCCAAAAACCACGTCAAAAAGTAACTCCAGAATCGGTAGCTGAAGAAAAACGATTGGAGATGGAGAGAAGAAAAGAACAGAAACGTACTAAAAATAGGAATAATGATAGATCTAAGAAAATATGCAATGTTTCCGGAAAGTAATAATTTTTTGGATAGTAGTACTCCAGGGTTAGAAGAATTAGAAAGATTTAATAAGATCATGGAAGAAACGCAGAAAAATTTGAATATAAAATCAGGATCAAGAAATGATATAATTTATGAAAAAGAAGCTGACAAAAAATAAATGGATAACTTCAAAAGGTGAGGAATTATCTTTAGAAGAAATGAACAGTTCTCATATATTAAATGCAATCAGAAAAATAAAATCTTCAACAGGATGGAGAGAAGATTGGCTTCCTATCTTAGAAGCAGAACTAACTAGAAGAAGTATGATAGCAAGAACAGATGATTATGAGAAAAAGATCATAACTGATGAGGAAAAAATGTATTTCTTATGTACTTCATGTGAATACCAAATGTTATCTGTTGAAGGTGGTAGTTTATCTGATATACTGAATATTACTATTAATGATCAAGTAAAAAGTTATATAAGAGATAATATTTTTTGTATACCTCTTGAACAATCTAAGGAAAATTTTATTTCGGAGATGGATAAATTAATAAGAAAAACTAGAAGTAATTCTAAAGAAGATGCTGAGAAATTTATGAGTTGTTATGAAAAATATCTTCTAATTAATGTCTTTTCAAAAGAATGGAGTAATTTTATGAACTTAATGTTAGGTCGTCATGGAAAGTAGAATCAAAGAATCAATTATTAAACACTTAGAGTATCAAAAAAGTATTGCTAAAGATCCCGAAGGACCGTTTATATGTTGTCCTATGCCTGGTAAAAATTCATGGACCATTTCTGAAATAATAGAGGAAGTAAGAAAAGAGACAGAATTTGGAGAGGAATTTGCAGATGATGTTATAGGATTAGCTATTGATATTTTATGTCGAAAGAATCAATCAATGAATGGATAAACTCTCAAGAACTAACAACCGAAGATCTTGATTTTATGTGGGATTTTTGTATAGTTTTTGGTCATCCTGTAATATCTAAACTTGGAATGGCTTCTTGGAAAGATTTACGTCCAGACTTAATTAAACAAATTCCGAACGAATATGAGAAGATGGTAGAAAAAGTAATATATAATAATAAGGAATAATGAAATTATTGAATTTAGAGGAATATTTAACTCCAGAAAGTATAAAAGTACATGATATTAATCAATGGGATTCATTTTTATTTAACTTACTTGAAGAAGAAAATATATATCCACCTAAACTTACTGGACAATGGATAACAGATAAAAATAGATTTTATGAAAAGTTTGTATGTTTGAAAGAAGTAACTGAGAATACTTATTATCCTATGTATTGTAGACAATATAATCCAATTGAAATTACTATATATCATGAAAAGAATGGATTATATGATTTTAAATGTATGTTAATAAGTATTGACGATACAGCTTTTGGGTTTGGATGGGAAAATTTAGAAAGACTTAGCATAGATAAATATGTTCTAGAAATTATATCTTGGATTGATAAAGTAGATAAATTAGATCATGAAGAATTAATTAAATATGGACTTTCTTTAGGTGCAGAAGATTTAAGTTGGTAATTAAATATAAACATGAATGATTTTAAAATAAAAGATATAGTAAAAGGATTAATGATTTGTACTTTTATTTCAGGGTTTTTAATAGGTATCTTATCAGTTTTAATTTTAATTTATTCAACAATATGAAGAAAGAATTATATGATGAGTATGTAAAAGCTTGGGATATTTGGAAGAAAAGAACTGATGAATATTTTCAAAAAAGAGTTGAAATAATTAAAGATAAAACTCTCTCCGAAGAATCTCAATCAAAACTTTTAGACACATTAGCAGAGAATTTTGATAGAAAAGGTTTTACAGAAGAATATTTTGGACCTTGGACGGAAATAAGAGATGTTACTGATCTATTAAATCCTGACTTCATTTTACCAGGAATAGGCAAGAATTATTCAGAACTTCAAATAGCGAAAGATGATGTTCCAGGAAATTGGGGTAAGATTGCTAGAGATTGTTATGATCCTAAAAGATATGGAAAAATAATTGGACTTGGATATGATTCCGGAGATTATTATCTTATTATAGAAAACCCTGATACTGGAGAAGAATCAACAATCTTAATGAATACTAAGTATACTATTGATTCATAAAAGAATATAAGACTAGGATTTTATTTTCCTAGTCTTATTTTTCTCTTACTTTAAACGTTCCTTTAAAGCAACATTGTAAGTTCCTATTACTATACCATCTTGATTTAAAGGAACGTTTATTTCCTTATATATGTTAATGAAAAACAGTATATTATATATGAACGAACAATTATTAGGTTATTGGATAGAGGATTTAATATGGTGTCCAAGTCAATGTTATTATTATTTTCTTGATCCGATTTCATCTCAAGGTTATTGTATTTATCTTAGGTGGAGACATTCAGATCCATGGACAGCTGAATTAATTAAGTGCACATCTGATTGGGAATTTATTTACGACGAGCCTTGGGAATATATTGAATTAAAACGTGATTATTCTTCTAATGAGTATCGATCTTTGGAGAAAAAAGTCTTAAAAGTAGTAAAGAAGAGATTTTCGGCTGTAACTTTTAAAAATAGAGTTTATGAAAAAGAGGAATAGTTATGAATTTTTTAGGTGGGGTACTTTATCTCCACAGGATCATAAAGAGGGATCACTCCCTGGGGATTCACCTTTTCGAGGATTTCATACAGCTCCAGTTAGGAAGGGATTTTATGCATTTCCCAAAGGTTATATTGAAACTTTTCTATTAGGTAAGTCTCCTAAAGATATGATCCCTGGGAAAGAAGGTAATGGTAGATTCTTTTATCTTAGAGATTTGACTGGGAAAAAGATAATAAGAGATGAGTATTATAATTTACGGCCTGATGAAAAAACGGCGATACTAAGGAGGGTCGGGATAAAAGAGATTCAAGTAGATTTTTGTTACACAGGAGATGATGATTATTCTGACGACCAAAAATTCATCGCCGTATATTCTCCAAGGCCGAAGAAATTTGTATATACTGGACCTTATATTTGGCATCACTTGAGAGACTATGATAATAATAAACCTTTAGTTAATCCATCAGACATAATAGCCGAGAAAGGTTCATGGATAAAAACGACACTTGATGTTTGGTGGAAAGCTCTTAAGAAATCTGATACAATATATAGATGGAAAAGTTATATAGACCGAGGAAAAGGAAATAGACATGGAAATCCTCATACATGTCCAAGTTGGTATTGTAAGGATGATTATGAAGTATTTATAGAGAGAATATAAAGAAAATAAAAGACTAGTATTGGGAAAATTAAACCCTTTACTAGTCTCTTTTTTTTTATTCTATTATAGTCCAAGCTTCTCGAATTACTTTTCCAGCATCTTCATAGCTCATCTCAGAAAAACCGGACTCTGCATATCCATAACCCCAAGAATTTTTTATCATAAATCCATCTCTAGAGAAACCAACAATACTTATCGCATGTCCTCCTAAGTTTTCAGAACCATTCCAGAAATCATCACGTTCTCCGTTTCTTACAATAACAGCTATAAGTGCAGGTCCATTTGTTATCACTGCATGTTTAATTCCTTCAATAGTTGATATTCTTGAGAAGATTTTTATTTCTCCGGCCGCTTTCATTAACTCAAAACCTTCGGCAGGCATCATTCCATCTATTGTTTTATTAGCTCTAAGATAGTATAACCAATCAGGCTTTTTCTCTAGAGTTTTTCCATGACTTAACTGATAAAAATTATACATTTCTGCTATTGAATGACTAACACAGCTTCCGACACTACCTTGATCCCACACTTTGCCGATATCTTTGAGTTTATATTCGGCCGGAAGTGTGATAGGTTGTGGTTTATATTCTGAGTAACTTTCTAGGTTTTCTGTTTTAATATAACCATAAGATCTCATAATTACTTTTTTATTTTTCCGAATATAAGTTCAAGTATTCCCTGAACTAGAGCGATATCAAATACACCGTTACTAGCTAATCCAACACCAGCGCCTACTATGAGAGATTGCCACCAAGAAGCTTCAGCAAGACATCCAAGATCGAAAAACCAACCGAACATACATAATCCAATGGCAACTATCCAAGAAATTAATTGATTAGCCCACCCTGGAAGTTCTTTACCTATAAGTTTCTTAATTGCCTGCGTAACAACAGGAACACCAGCCACTAAAGCAGCTAATGTTGAAAATACTAATACAAAATCCATAACTATTATTCTTTTCTAAATTTAATTAAGTATATACTATCTCCAGCGGATTCAGTTATCGAGAATATATAAGTCGTATCTTCTTTAGTGGTTATAGTCGTATACTGTGTAGTTATAACTGAATCACTAGTAAAGTACATCAACTTAGGCCATTCTTGATATTCTATAGACGCTGGAAGTAAATTTGCTGTAGTTATACTATCTACTATTCTTTGTGGTTCTATCGAAAAGCCTTCATAAAAAGTAGTATTAAATTTTCGGGTAGTACCACAAGAAATAATTAATAGAGTAGTGATCAGGGTTAGAATTAATTTTTTCATTCTTCTGATAATTTTACAATATATATTAGATTCGGATCTTTAGACTCAAGAGCATCGTAATCAGCTTTTTCTATAATATCTGATAATTCTTGTGTTGGTTGTCCGAATATCCAAAGCTTTCTAGAATCAGTGCTCATATAGATACCATTAATATGTTTCTCTCTAGAATATTCAGCTTCAGGTCCTTTATAAAAATTAGTTAATGCCATATATTAGAGTGTTTTAATGGTTAATGCTTGTTCTAGTTCATAAATTTTCTGGTCAAGAACCTTAAGACATCCTACTAAATTGCTCTGCCCTCTTAGGTAATGTGTATCTGAAAGATCTGGGAAATTACTATAAATACTGTCATCATTGGGATCAGGATCTTCAAAACCAGCAGATGAATTTACTCTCTGAATTGCAAATTTTAAGAGATCGAAGTTATATTTATCTCCTTGTTTTCTAGCTTCCACTTCTGCATCTAATCCTCCTTCAGTCTCTCCTCCTGAACCAATAAGTTTATCTATCTTTTCATTTAACTCTGATTTTGTAGAGTCTATATATTCTCTTATAGCAATATCTTCGGTAGTTCTTTCTTGAGTTTCAGTATTCAAGTTTTCCTTAAAATCTTGATCAGCCGTTTTTCTCGCCTCGGATTCTTGAGAAATTTTTTCAGTTAATTTTTCCTTCGTGTCTTTCAAATCTTCCTCAAGAACATCAAGCTCAGTATTTATCGTTCCCAGACTTGAAGCATGATCAGCGATATCAGATATAGCTTTTTCGAGGCGTGATTTATCTTCGGCTGATAAAAGACCATCTACTTGTGGTGTAGCATTCGGATAGACTCTTTGAACTCCACCTTTTTCATTTCCGACATAGAGGTAATTATCAACCAAGTTTATTGCTATTTCCCCTGAAGCTAATCCACTAGGAAGAATTCCACCTGTAGTATATCTTTTTACTCTAATTACTTGACGTTTTCCTTGGCTTCCTTGATCATCTCCACCATCTATCTCTGAAATAGTAGTAGTTAATCTCAAAGCATCAGTATCTTGAGTTACAGTAGTTGCATAAGTATTTCCAGAACTAACTCCAGAGAGAACTTTATTTCCTAAATAATCAGCTGAACCATCTTTTGAAACCTTAACCATTCCAGATTCTTCGGAAGTAGTAAAAGATATTCCATGATGTCCATCTGATTCTATTCCTGAAACATATTTTCTAGGATTTCCTTCACCACCATCTCCAGTTACTATTATTCCAGGGATTGTTCCTTTATTAACTTGAATTCTATGATTATTTAAGATAGTATTTACAGAGATTCCAGTAACAAATTCTTCCGATCCACCTACTTCTCCATTTTCAATTTCAATATTAGGGAATGGTTTAGAATTTCCTGATAGTGTATTCCCTGAGAGTGTAATTCCTGAAATATATTCTCCGGAGGGTGCTAGATATGATCCAGTTAAGTCTCCTTTTAAGGCTTCTACAACATGTCCAAAGGAATCGATCTTAATGTTTGTGACAAAAGCTCCAGAATTACCCCCTGCATTAGTTCCTGTAGTTGGTTGAGAAGCATGTGATATTACTTGATTTCCTCCAATAGATCCACCTCCAGTTAAACCAGGACCTGCAGAGATAGTAGTTGTTACTTTTGCTAGGTCTGCTAATGAAAGACCAGAATCTGATATAACTTTTCCTGTAGTTCCATTAAAAAGTGCTAGATTTCCAGAAACTGCACTTCCTGGTCCTGTTACAGCTCCATCTATATTAGTCTGTACAACTGTCCAATCAGAATCATTAGCAGTTGAACCATCTTTGATACAAATTATTATATCACCAGGTTCAAGTCTAAGTCCTGATACATTCGGAGCTCCAGTAGTGGCAACATAGACGTCACCTGTTGTATGTTGAGCAGGAAGACTCTTAACAGTTCCAGTTGTTCCGAGAGTTCCTTTAAATTTCAAGGCTACAGCAGCTTCTATTTTTTCTCCAATTTCCTTGATAACAAATGCAGTAGTAGCTAACTGATTAGTATTAGTTCCTTGTGGAGCTGTTGGAGCCTCTGGAGTTCCTGTAAAGATAGGACTTTCAATGGGAGCTTTAGTTGCTTCTAAGGTGTTCAACTCACCTCGTAGACCAGTAACCTCTGAAATATCATGTGTATGGTTTTTGGAAGTATTAATTGTAATATCTCCTGAAAAATCAGTTACTACACCTCCAGTAACAGCTCCGGTTAAAGTTATATTTCTTTTAGAACTTAATTTATCAGCACTACCAGCATTTCCAGAGACTGATTTAGGAGCTTCATGCACATGGTCAGCTCTAGCCCACTCCTTAGATTCTCCAGCTATTGCATGTCCTAATGGTTTAGGAACAGTAAATGAGGGGCTAGGAATTTTTATCGTTACAGCCTCAGAACCATCAAATGTAGTTTTATCTGTTCCTTCAAAAGTTCCACCAGTAAAAGTAAGTTTATTTTTTACCTTTCCAGCCGAAACTACAGTTCCTATACCTCCAGAGAAAACAATATCTCCTCCTGTTATTACATGTCCAAGCTTATCACCTGCTTCTGCTTTGATATGTTCTGTGAACTCATTATTCAAAGAATTAATAATATTCAAAGTTTCAGACATATCTTCTTTAGTGGAAATTATTTCAAATGCATTTTTTCCAGCTCCATTTCTTTTTCCGACGGCTAGAATAATTTTAGCATTTTGAGAAGTAGTTCCATAAATTGCAATAACTGGCTCTCCTTGAGTAAATATAATGTTTTCTAAGGCTAGGATCGCTTCAGATCTACTTGTAAATAGTTCTGTATTTATTTTAAAATTAATTATTTGATCCATTTCATTCCTACTTTTAAATTTAAAAGGAGGCAATCAAGTTTTTACTCTTGATCAACCTCCCTTTATTTTATTTATCTAATAACTGCTTTTTAAGTTCATCTATTTCGGCCTTAAGTAATTTAATACCTTCGATTGCTAGAACACTCATTTTAGCATAATCAACTTCTTTAACTAGAACATAAGTTTCACCATCTTTCTCAATGGTTTCAAAGTTTTCAGGGTTAGGTACATCGGATTGTTTAAGTTCGGCGTCTGTTACTAGTTCAGGGAAAGTTGGTTCAAGTTCTTGTGCTATAGTTCCAAGGTCTTTTTTCCCACCTAAAATAAATGAATCTGTCGGAATAGAACAAATCTCCTCAAGTGTATGTTCCAAAGGTTTAATATCTGATTTCAAACGTTTATCTGAAGTCTGATAGAATCCACTAGAAGCATTAACTCTAGTAAGTGATATAGTAGAGTTTAGAGACCAAGTAATCGTACTATTAGCAGTAGATACTGTAGTATTTGTTCCATTTGCCACTTTAGGATTAGCAGAAATTTTTATTCCTCCAACAGTATAGTTATCTATTGTAGTCTTATTATTATTTACTGTATTAGTTAGATTTGAAACAGCATTAGTTCTATTAGTTACTTCATCATCTAACTTTTTCTCTAATTTTCCAAGAGCTCCATTGATACTATCAGTTGCTGCAATAGCTCCAGTCGTAGTTGGTTTTGAATACCCAGTTACTTTAGTATTTGCTCCTGTTACAACGGGATTAGTAGAAATTTTAATTCCATTTACAGTATAATTATCAATAGTTGTTTTATTAGAGTTAATTAAGTTAGGAAGAGTAGTATCAAGCTTTACTTTATCTGCAGCAGTCATAACACCAGCTACACTAGCAGTTGCAGCAGGCAGCGTAATATTATTCGCAGCGGTAGTACCATCAGTTACATTTGTTTTAGAAGCAGCTATTCCTACAGT